CGTAAAAATAAAAGATTTACCATGAATTTTATGTTGATTAAATTTTTTTTTTGATTTTTTTGACATTTCCGTTATGTATTGTCTCAATTTGCTGCCTCATGTGAATCAACATCTGCGAGAGCTTGACGATAACCTCTGATAAAATTTTCCTCTGCTAGAGATATTATGAATTCAGGGAATTCTGATGCCATCACTTGAATTATCATTTCAACATTAACTTCATCATTCTCAGGATTTAATTTATCTCCGACATAATTTACTAACCATTTTTTCATTTCATTTTCTGGTTCTACTTTTTTAAGTAAATCTGGGTTTTCATCTTCTATGGGCATAATATTCTCCTTTTGATAAATATACCAGATATTGTCAATAGTTTAAAGAATTTTAGACGCTATTGTGGCTACCTTTGATCTTTCTCCTCTTAGAAGCGTAACATGCCCTGAAACTTCAAAACTTTTAAATTTTTCAACTGCATGTGTAAGACCATTAGAGGTTTCATCCAAATATACGTTATCGATTTGTTCAATATCTCCAGTTAAAACAATTTTGGTATTTTCTCCAACTCTTGTTAAAATAGTTTTAAGTTCATGAGCGGTTAAGTTTTGAGCTTCATCAATAATGATAAATGCGTTTGCTATTGAACGACCTCGAATATAAGTTAGAGCCTCAACTTCAATTCTTCCTTGTTTCATATATGTCTCTAGTGCGGATTTATCATTAGCCATCAAAAACTCTAAGTTGTCTTTTATTGGTGCAACCCAAGGAGACATTTTTTCTTCCATAGAGCCTGGGAGATAGCCAATGTCGCGACCCATAGGTTGTATTGGTCGAGAAACAACTAATCGACTGTAACTACCTTTTTCTACAACTTGGCTAAGACCGGCTGCGATGGCTAACAAAGTTTTGCCGCAACCAGCCTTACCCACTAAAGTTATAACATTTATTTTTTCGTCTTCTAATAAATCCATGGCAAAAATCTGCTCTTTATTTCTTGGTTTTAACCCCCAGATGCTTCTTTTACTGTTGGAGTTTAATAATTTTATTGGTTCACTGTAACAAGTAAACCTTCCTAAAGCAGTTTTCTTTTCATTTTGATTCGACACTAACATTAAAAATTGATTTGGATTTAATTTTAATTCCTCTTTATCTATAAAAACATCTTCTCCTGCATAGAATTGATCTAGTATTGGTTCGTCAACCAAGTGAGTTACAAATCCGGTATATATATTATCTGTATCTTTTACAACTTGATCTGATTGAAAATCCTCTGTCGTTAAACCCAAAGAATCGCATTTAACACGCATGTTAATGTCTCGTGTGACCACGATTACTTTTCTTCTTGGGTTTTCATTTTTCTGGTTTAACGCAACGCTAATGATCTCATTGTCAGGTACCATCAAGTCTAAGTCATCTGGTAATCCCTCTCTTTTAACCATCCTCACGCATATAAGACCTTTACCTTTATCTATTCTCACTCCTTTTGATAAGCTACCCTTCTCGCGGAGAGCATCTAAATTACGAATAATAGTTCTAGCATTTGTGCCACAACCGTCTTGCCTTTTTTTGTTATTATCTATTTCTTCAAGAACTTTAAGGGGAAGGACAATATCATTATTACCATAAGAACGAATACAATTTGCGTCTGTTAAGCAGACGCTGGTATCAAGAATATAAATTTTTTTAGCCATTTGATCTCACTTTTTAGATCCAGCACAAATCAAAGCATTACGGATACTTATGGTAAGTAAGTCACTTTGATATGCTTACTATTAAATAGTATTGTATAAAAAGAAAAAGTAAAAAAGCACAACGGCTAACTTATTTATTTATAAGGGAGTAATAATCCCTTGTAGATAGGAGGATAAAAAAATGAGTAGGGTTATGGTTAGTACCCTCGCGTTCGTTATGCTGTTTACTTTCTCTTGCGGCACAATGAATTCAAGTATAAAAAATGATTTTCCAAGAGAAGGATTTGCATTTATTAGCAAAACAGTTCAATTAAAAAGATGCTTTGGTGAGGGTAAATGTGCAACTATGGATTTACGATCGTCAGGTTCTGGTTATGTTGTTAGACTTTCCAACGAAGGTGCATACATTGTCACTGCCGCTCACGTTTGTGATGGCGAAAAAGGCTTATTGGAATCAGTCGAGCAAACTATTCACATGAGAGTTTCAACATTATCATTAAAAAAATATGATGCGATTGTTCTAAAAAAAGATCCGTCAATTGATGCTTGTTTACTTTTTGCAGAAGGTTTAACTGAAGGAGTTGAGGTTATACCTCTAGCAATGGAACCTCCGAAAAGAGGTGAAAAAGTTTACAATATAGCTGCTCCTTTGGGCATGTTTGATTATGACATGGTACCAGTCTTTGAAGGTAGGTATGCCGGCGAAGAAGATGGTCAAGATGTATACGCATTATCAGCCACGTTTGGATCTTCTGGATCTATGATTCTAAATTCTAAAGGTGAGTTAGTAGGAATGGTTCACTCTGTTTTAGTAAAGTTTAGAAATATTGCTATTTCTTCACCTTATGAAGAGCTTATGGAGTTTATTCGAAGCGGACTTTCAAAAGCTGAGTTAGCTGAATGGGTCTGCATTCCGGATGAATGTAACAAAAATTAAAGAAAATACGACATTTTCTTTCTATTCCATATGGTCAGACCTAGTTTGTTTTTAATCCAGATTAGGTCTGTATATAAATTCATATAATCGGTGTAATTTTCTTCATCTGTATGAATCTGCATAAAACTAAACTCATCTACTTGAAAAAATGTCTGAAAATAAAGTGCCACCTTGTTATCAATTTCTTTTCTATTTTTAGCTATAGAACATGTTGTATCTGGTAGAGTGAAGGAGTAACCTGTTTTATCATGTACGACAGTTATTAATAATCTACCAATATTTATTTCAACTTTTAAACTAATATGATCTACATTAGTTACATACCAATACTCTTTTTCAAAAGAGCGTTTTTTTACTTTTTTTCCATACCTACTCGCCATTAATCTACTGCCGATATTAAACTTGCTTTTACAAATTCAACTTTTTTATTTTTATTTTTTGGATCTTGTAAAGTTAAATATTGCTCTGAATTCCACTGGAGGTATTGAATATCTTCTAGCAACCAAACTTTATTTTTATAGTAAACTGGAGATCCAATATAAGCTCTTCTTCCGTTCCCATCTAAAGTAAATCTTGTTGTTGGCATTTTCAACCCTCCTTTTAAGGGGTTTCTTGCCCCTCCTTTTCTCTAAACTCAAGATATTCATCTAAAGCGTTAGATGCATCCAATGCTTCTGCTAATATCTTAGCCCATTTATCAACTTCTTTTAATATATCAGTATGTTCCCCAACCATTACAGTTTTATTGAATAGCATATCTAACATCGTTTTAGCTTCATAAGCTGCAGCTTCATATTTCAATTTTGCTGTAATATATAAATTATTATTCATAAACCCTCTTTTTCTTTTTCTTCAAAAAATGAAATTGTATTATATTTTTTAATATAGCGATTAAACTCCATGTAGTCAACCCCTAAAAATCTAGCTGCTTCTTTTTTTGTTCTAGCAATACTTAGGGCTGTTTTTAAAAGAGCATCGGTAACTGCATGTCTAGTAAGTCTCCATATTGGAAGACCATAAAATTTACCACACAAAAATCTAGTTGATAGTTCTAGTTTAATTGCTATTAAATCTTCTAAAGAAATATTATTAATATTATTTAAAGTGTTATCAGTAATCTTTTTTTCAGATTTTAGTTTCTTTATTATACTATAATTTGAATATTTTGTAACAGTATTTTTCTTTTTTTTGTTTTTCCATGACATATATTAAATAATAATACAAACAGTGATATAATTTAATCTATATCATTTATTATAATCTGGTGATTCTGGTTCTGGTAGGGTGGGTTGAAGTTCGTCCTCAAATCTATCAAAGTAAAGCTTAAGATTGGTCAACATATATTCTTTATAAAGCCTTCTATCTTTATCATCAGCTAAAGATTCATATGCGTCTAGAATTTGATTTTCAACTTTATTAAAAGTAGTAGAAGCAAAATTACGACCAGTAATATTCATACCTTCTAAATCCTGGAATGACTGTGGTTCTTCAGGCTCTTCAGGTTCTAACGCCATATCTCGATCGCGGACTGGTATAAATCTATCATCTTCTACATCAATATCTAGCGTTACCTCTTCTTCAAGTTCATTTTCCTCTTGACTTTCTTCTGCGTCTGCTGTAAGATCAACCGGTGCTAGTGAGTTTTCAACAGCATTAAGAATATGTGCTCTAAAAGAATCTCTCTGAGATTTCGAAGTTGTAAGTCCTTTATATGCATCTTCAACAATTGGAATAATGACTTTTAAAGTATCCTCAAGAACGTTTATCCCCGTTGCTCTTTGAGGCTGCTCATCTGGAACATCGGCACTTACTTCTTTTATTAGAGAACGAATCACACCACGGAGTCTATTCTCCTCAAGCACTACTTTCTCTTCTTTTTCAGCAAGGTAGTTTTCTAGAAGTGAGCGAACAACTTTACGGAGACGCTTTTCTTGTTTTAGTTCTTTTAAAAATTTATCGCGGTCAATCATTAATTTAGACTCCAAGTTTCTGTAATAAATAGTTTAACGCCTCATTAACTTCATTTTCAGTAACTTTTTTACGTTTCTTACGTTTCTTTTGCTTTTTTACTTTTAATTTTTTTGGTTTTGCTCCCAAAGGTAAAGAATAACCAGCGACTGAGCCCCCTGCCATTGATGAAACTTCTTCTATCTCTTCAGACTCTTTTACTTGATTTGTAGCTATGGCATATGCTATATCTTCACCTTCTTCTTCACCATATTGTTTTTTTGTGCTTTTCATTATCTCTTTAGCATTTTCATCTCTTTTTCGAATTTGACTTTTAGTAAGTTTGCGTTTTTTCTTTTTTTTCTTTTTACGCTTTTCTTCTAGCACCTCTTCAACTAACCCACGAAAGATACCCAAAAAGGGTTCATTATCCTCCTTGAGTTCTACTTTAACCATATCAATAATGTTTTGCTCTCTATCTTTTGATGTGTCTGGTAGGAAACGTTTGATATCCTCGCCAACTCTTAAAGCATTTCTAAAATCAGTGGCACTTATAACTTCACCAATGGGATCAAAGGCATAATCAAGAGGGTTTAAAACTTCTGCATCTTCAACATACTTTTGAACATTACCAGCAAAACGTTCAGCAACATCGCCGCCTTTTGTTGAGGCACCTAAAATAATCTTTGCACCTTTCATTTCTGGTCTGTTTCCATATTCCATTGCCGCTCTTACTGGTGAAGCAAATTCAGAAACTTTAACAATTGATTTTAGTGGTGATTCAAATTCAGCAATTTCAGCGTCCGCATTACGAATATTCGCATCATCTAAATACATGTTTAGTATTCTCTCAGATACCTCTGCTGTAATACCGTCTTTTTCTTTTGGACTTATTAAAATAATAACTTTATCAGCCAGTCTAGCATAATGTTCAATCATATCTAAATGACCCCTGTGGGGCGGCTTAAACTTTCCTGGTAAAATAGCAACAGTTTCGCCTTCATTTCGCTCCATAAGCATTTCCTTTACCATTTGTGGTATCTTGCCCCTTCCGTACTTAAATAACCCCAAAAGTTGGTTCATTGGAGCAAAGTTTCCTGTAAATTTATACATCTGACCATCGTATTGGAAAACAAAACCTTCTACAACTGTATCAATGTTGTCATGGTGCTTTAGTTTGGTAAGTTGTCTTACTAATATGTCTTGGGCTCCTTCTTGTTCTGGTCCCTCATAATCTTGAATAGCACGAATAGCAGTCTCTGTTTCTTTTTTTAGTCTTTCGACCTCTGCTTGATTATCCAAGATGTACGAACTCTTAAGACCACGAAGAAGTTCTACGGCAAAGTCATGTATCGCCATTTCAATTGGTTCAATTAATTTTTTTGATAAAATTTTGGAGTTCTTATT